TGCGCAAGCCAAAGAGCGAGCCGTTTGAGCCGCAAATGACTGCATCGATCACGGACAAGTACATCCGGCAGTCTGACTTTGCGGCATTCAAGGCCACGATTCGGGCCGACGCGAAGTTGCTTGAAAGGCTGAACGAGGCACGCGGGATTGTTTCGGAACCCGCGCCGGAAGAGCCTAAGCGGGTGGTGAAATACGCCCCGCCTTCGCCGGATTACATCCCCGCCGGGCACCGCGAGATCATCGCGGCCATCGCTGCGGACATGGATGTATCGCTAGCGGATGTAATCGGCCTCAAGCGTTTGAGAGCCATCATGCAAGCGCGCTTGGTGGCTTACAAGGTGCTTGCCTCGCGCGGCACGAATAGCCTTGCGCAAGTTGGCCGCTGGATTGGCGGGCGCGATCATAGCACCGTCATCAACGGACTGCGCAAGTATGAAAAGGACGCAACGCCGTGGATGCGCGAGATCGTGCGGCGATGGACGGAGACAGGGGAATGATTGACCCAGAGGAGGCTTAAGCCATGCGCCGGGGAAGTGAGCAATTACGCAACAGCATCTTTGCCCTACTGGCAGAGCGCCAAGCGAAGTTTACCACAAAAGTGGAAGGGCACAGCCAAGCCCGCCAAGCCATCGCCAAGGGCATCGCACCGGAGACGGTCAAGAGCCTGTTTGATTTATCCGATACGGCCTACGAACAGTTGGCCGGTCAAGTACGTGGAGGTCTTACGTCATGAGCAGCGAAAAAACTCCCCTCCCGTGGGGAAACATGGTCCGCAGGCCAGCCATAGACAATGACACGCTAGTGCATGTCAGCCGCGATCCCTGCCCTAAGTGCGGGATTCGCGGCGACATTGGTTGCAGGCACAGGCGGGCTACACCTGCCTCATAAACTCCCCGATCTTCTCCTTCGCGTCGGCTGCACCGTAGCAAACAAGCACGGTGTGGCCGATTTCGTTTAGGTATCCGTGCCACTCTTTCTGCACGGCGCTAACGCTTCCGCCTTGGCTGCGCTTCATCTCGATCCACAAGCAATGCGCGGGTACCAGTAGATCAGGCACGCCCGCGCTAACGCCTTCAGCCTTGAGCCTAGCCCCGGTTGTCCTTGAGCGCTGCTCGCCATTCGGAATCGCAAAGATACGGCACGGGCGGTAGGTCTGGCGAAACCAACTTACCACCTCGCGCTGCTCTTCGTGTTCGGTGCGGATGCGTTCGCCAGTGGGCTGGCGAGGGCGCGGGGTTCTCAGAATGGCAGTTCTTGTTCCCATTTCGGGCAGGCTCCTTCGGTTTGCGTAAAGTCAAGCGGCGGGGTCATGTTGAACACCAGGCAAGAGCCGTGCCCCGTGTAATGGTCGCAATTCCAACAAAAGCGCGGCGGGCCTTTAGCTCGCCAAGCCTCGTAGTCCGTTAGTGCCTGCGGCTTCGGCGCTCTCATGCCCATGTCCTTTTCAATACGCGGTAAAACTTGCCATCGCGGCGGTACTCTAACTCACTCGGGCACTGGCCAACATTAAGCGCATTGGCGGTATCGTCCAGCCCCGCGCCCGGCTCAAGCTGCACACCAGCCTTACCGGCGATGGTGGCCAGCAAGCGTAAGGCCTTGTCGCCCGCGTAGCCGTCATGCAGCACGGTGAGGTACTCAGTGACCGGCGTGTCAGACAGCGCACCGTAGTACGTCACGGCCAGCATTTCCTTGCCGCTCGCGCGGCTGGTGTGCGCCCGCCAGGCCCAAGAGGTCACGGCCAGCGCATCGCCGTCAAGGCCCATGATGTCGTCATTGTGGAGTGTGTAGGTCTTAGGCTCAGGCGCGGGGAACTCCTGCCCGCAGGCAGGGCAAACCATCACGCTAACGTGTACCAGTTCGTCGCAGTTATCGCACACCTTCATAGGCGCTTCGCCTGTTCCGCTTCCCTTGCGCTTTGGCGGCTGGACTGCGGTGATCGGGCCATGCGTCTGCACAACGCCCGCAAAGTCGAGAACAAGGCAATCCTGCTTGCCATCGGCAACGCGCATCCCGCGCCCTGCCATCTGGACGTACAAGCTAGGCGACATGGTGGGCCGTAGCATGACAATGAGGTCAATGCCGGGAGCATCGAAGCCGGTCGTCAGGACGTTGGCATTCGTAAGCGCGCGAATCTCGCCAGAGCGGAACCGGCGGATCAAATCGGCGCGCTCGGTCTTGCTGGTGTCCCCGGTGATGCAGCCTGTGGCAATGCCGTATTCGGCCAGCACCTCGGCAACGTGCTGCGCATGTTTGACACCAGCGCAGAAAAACAGCCAGGAGCGCCGATCCCCGGCAAATGCCAGCACCTCGCGCACCGCCTGCATGTTGTTTAGATCGGTATCGACGGCGGCTTGCAATTCGCTTTCGATGTACTCCCCGCCGCGCTTGTGGACGCCGGAAACGTCAAGGCGCGTTTTTGTCACCTTGGAGCGCAGCGGCGATAGGTGACCCTTAAACACCAGTTCCTCGATGGATACGGGTTCGATCAGGTCGCAGAATAGGGCAGGCGCGTCGGTGATGAGGCCGTGCCCCAAGCGGTATGGGGTGGCGGTCAAGCCAACTACGCGCATCGCCGGGTTAATCGCCAACAGGTCGTTGATCAGCGTGCGGTACCCGCCTTCGTCGGCATGGCTGACAAGGTGGCATTCGTCGATAATCACAAGGTCAACGTGGCCCACCTTTTGAGCCTTGGACCTAATGGATTGAATGCCTGCAAACGTGATCGGTTCATCAAGTTGCTTGCGCCCTATGCTGGCGCTGTAGATGCCCATAGGCGCACCTGGCCAATGCTGGCGCAACTTCTCGGCGTTTTGCTCGATAAGTTCCTTAACGTGCGTAAGCATGAGAATGCGCGTCTCAGGCCACTCCTGCACTGCTTCTTTGCAAAGCGCGGCCACAATATGCGACTTCCCCGCTCCGGTCGGCAGGACAAGGCAGGGATTGCCGGTTGGGTGCTTGCCAAACCAATCGTAAAGCTGGTCGACCGCTCGGCGTTGGTAGTCACGGAGCATCACCCAATCACCTCCGCATCGGGGAAATGCTCGCGGACTTCTTCCCGAATGCCAGACGCGCACGCCTCGGGATTAGCGACGATCTCGCGGCTCTTGTAACCGGCTTCGCCGTTCAGGACAGGCTTCCCGTCAATGAGCCATGTGACAGACAGGCCGTCCTCGCTGCCCTCCATTGGCCACGGCACTAGGTCGGGGTGGAGGACATGGCTATCACACCCAGTGTGTTGGAAGTCTACCGGCACCGCATCGCCCCAACGCTCGCAGAGGAAGTCTGTCTCTCGCACCGTAAAGTGAGCGCAGGTCCGGCAGTTGGCAAACTTGGTCGGTTGGCGCTCATGGCAAAAGCTATGCGCGGCGCAGAACTTGCACTGATACCATGACGGGTCCGTAGAGATAGGCGGCGGCATCCGGTCGGCCAGCGTGATCGAGCGGCCCCTTGCGATAACATCCTCCGCAGCCTCGCGTTCATACTTGACCCGCTCGGTGTAAATGCGGTCGTCATCCTTGCAGATGGCCACGTACAGCGCGCGGGCAATCTCGGTGCCGTGCATGTACGCCTGCATCTGGTACCAGTGCTGCGGCTTGGACTTCTGGACGCCGTGCCGCTCTAGGTCGTCGAATGACTTCTTCGAATGTGTCTTGAACTCAACGACATGCCTGGTCTTTTCCGCACCGGGAACGCCGCGCTCTGCAATGCCGTCAAGCGAGCCGGAAACATGCGCACCAAACAGGACGCGGCGCTGCGTCTTTCCGGTGTGGCGCAGATCGACACCAATCGCCCGAAGGTCCGAAACGATTGTGTCCTCCTCCATGTGGCCCCGGCGGAACACGCGAAGGATGCGGCCCGAAAACTGTTCCTGCACGGCCCAGCGGAACGAGATCCAGAGCCAGCGGTCGCAATGGTGCCCTAGCAGGGACGCGCCAAGGTGCGGTCGCGGCTTGTCCTTGCGCTGCTCGTGGTAGGCGTCAATCAAAGACGCAATGGTGGTGGCGGGTGGCGGAATGGCGGTCATATATCACTCCAGTGGTTATCCTCGCCCCCGCCATTGCTGGCAGGGGTCCGGGAACGACTGGCTTAACGCTTGGCCCACGGCGGGCTGGCCGCATCGTTGTCATTGGCAGCCGGTGCCGCAGCCGGTGCAGGTGCCATGCCACCAGCAATGGACCTGAAAGGTGCCATGCCACCAGCAATGGACCTGAAGCCTGCAACTTCGTTGCGCGCCTCGTAACCGTTTTCGGCGGGCCGGGTCTTGACCTTCACCGCGAGGCTCTTGCCAATCAGTTCGTCGGTATCCTGCACCTTCGCAAGGCCAACCGCGCGCATGATCTCGCCAAGCTGCTGGCGACCGATCTCCTCGGCCTTCTGTGAGGGATTGCGGATGTTCAGCGCGCCAAAGATGACGCGACCCTGATTGGTGGGGCCGGTGATGTCGTACCGCATGTCGATCTTCTGGCCGTTGCCAGCCTTGGTCGTGCCAAGTTCCGCCTTGGTGATGGTCACGTTATACCAGCCGTCCGGCAGCAAGTCGTAGCTGCGTTCGGACTGCGGGAGATCGTCAGTCGAAAAGGTTTCGCCAAGAAATGCCATTGTCTTTACTCCTTCGGTGTAATTGCAAACGAGGGACGGCCAGGCTTCGCCGTAATCGCGCCCGAGAGGGCATCGGTGATTGACTTGTCCGTAGCCTTCCAGACAGTCAGGTTAAGTTCAGGCTTCCAGCGGAACAGGTTAGGCAGATGATCGGACAAGCCAGCCTCGGCAGCGAGTTCCTGCAACTTCTCGCTGTCAACCTTGCGGTCAATCCGGCCAGTCACCTTGATCTCGTAACCGTCCGGTGCCGCCTTGGTCACGCCTTCAAGCGTTTCGGGCACGCCGATCAGGCTGCGCATCTGGTCCTCAATCGTGCGGCGGTGCGCTTGGGCTGCGGCTTCAGTTGCCTTGGCCGTCAACCATTCGCGGGAGAGGGTGGCGAGGTCCATCACGCACCACCAATCTTGGCAATCACCGCGCCAAGGTCAGGCGCTTCCCAAGCGTCCAGCTTGCCGCTGCGATCCTTTGCGGCCCATAGGCCATCGCTATCACACATGAGGGCGCGTTGCGTATTGCCGTCTGCATCCTTCTCGACGCGAAGGGCCAGCACTTCGTCGAAGAAGTACGGAAGGCCCTGCGTCAATGACTTACCCGGCATCCCCGGATTGTAGAGCATCCGGCCCATTTCATCCTGAGACTTTTCGAGCTTGGCCGACATGTAGACATGCTTGCCGGGAAGGTCGCGGAAGGCGCGGATCAACTCATTCATGGTCGAATTGAGTTCGCCGTAAGCCGCGCGGCCATCCTTGTTGCGCTTCAGTTCATACTGAAGGACAACCTCGGCAACTTCGGAAATGGAATCCAGCGCGACCGAAGCGAAAGCCTTGGCTTCGTCCGATCCGGCGACCCATTCGTAAGCCTCGCGCAGATCGTCCATTGAGGTCACTTCGATAAACGGCAAGTCCGCATCTTGGATGGAGAGCAAGCCACCCTCGGCGGAAAGCACAATGGGTTCAGGCAGCGTGCGAATGAGCGAGGTCTTGCCAGCGCCTGCTTGGCCGTAGACAAGCAGCTTGACGCCGTTAGCGGACAGCGTGCCTGTCCTCTTGAGATTGATTGCCATGTTTGGCTCCTATGCCAGCGGTCGGCTGATCCGGTTGCTGGGTGAAGTGGGTTTACAAGAGGTGTGGGCGTGTGTAAACCCCCTATTGTGCATTTTTATAGGAGGTAAGGTTGTTTACCCTTGAGCAAATCAGGACAGCGCTGGATGACCGCAACGTCGAAAAGGTTGCGGAG